TATTGATGAAATTTATGATATATCACATAGATTATTAGAAACTACAGTGGCTACTAATAAACGATTAATTAATATAATTGAAGTACTAACTAAAAATATACAAGAAATAGAGGACAACTTATGATAACAGAATCAGATATTATCTTTGATAATTTAGCAGAAGATGTGTTTCCACTTCTTGAAGAAGCAATTGATCGAGAAGCTGAACATATTATGGATGAATTTAACATTAACCCAGAAACAATGGTAAAATTAATTGAATCTTGGATAGAACAAGCAAATAAAAATTCAATACCATACACTATAGATGCTAAAAGGAGAAATGTATGAGTAAAGTAGGAACATTTGCCACAGTTGCAAAAGGTGCTAGTTATTTAGCACTTGCATTAAATCAAATGTTAAGACTAGCTACATCAGGTGCTAGATATGCTATTGATTCTTTTGCAGATAGAAGACGCTACAATATAGAACTACTTGTACAAGGTGCTACCATTGAAACTAAAGAAAATCAATCTGGTGCACAATTAAGTAGAATTGTGCGTATTATGGGAGAAGTTGGAGTAGACCAAGCAATTATCACAGATGTGAAAAAGGAGTCATCATGATGATATTTTGGGATATTCCAGCTTGGATGTTAGTAATTACATGGTTTGTAACAATGAACATAGCCATAGTTGTAATCGCACATCTATGGTTATGGTTTGCAACGTTACTTAACAAAAAAAGGAATAAATAACATGGGAAAAGTTAAAGAATCTGAATATCTGATAAATGAAAAACTATTAGATCGTGAAGAAGATATTAGAGTGCTAAATAAAAAAATAAGCACACTAAGACTAGCTTTATTAAAAATACAAGCTACAGATTTTGATAATTTGCATGAAAATCTAATAAAAAAGGCTTTAAACGATGAATAACGTAGAAAAAGTTAGTAATACAGACAAAAGGCCAGCAATAGCTTTTGACGATGCAGGGGAAGTTGGAATAATGCAAATAGCATTAAGAACATATAAAAACAATATGGAACAATGGAGAACTGACGGTGGAGGAGAAGATTTTAAAACTAAAATCAATGGATTATTAGACGAATTAGAAAAAGTAATCAAAATGTTTAACAAAAAGGGGTAAACCAATGATGATACTACACTGTGGTGGACGTAAAGTAAATTTTACAGAACTACAAAGCGTACCACTACCAGAACAAACAGACACTTATACACCTGTAGCATTTGGAGATTTAATCACCAATGCACAAGAAGTAGCAAGTGACTTATTAACAGAACAAACGTTCAAAGAAGGACATTATGCTTTGGCTGGTAAAGACCAAAGAATGTTCGCAGTATTGAACTATGAAGGAGATGATCCAGATATGGGAGTATCTCTAGGTATAAGATCCAGCTATGACAAATCTATGTCAAATGGATATTGTTTTGGAGCAAACATAACAGTTTGTGACAATATGATATTTGCTGGAGACTTTACCATTATGCGTAAGCATACAAAAAATGTATTTGAAGATCTCAGAGACCAATTAGTATCTACACTATATAACTTTCAGAGAAACTCAAAATTCCAAAATATAGTTGAAGATAAGAAAATCATGCAAGATACACATCTTACATCAGATAAAGCATATGAGTTTCTTGGCTTACTATTTGGACACAAAGTCTTAAAAGCAAGACAACTAACAACAGCAGTAAATTGCTGGAATAAACCACCTTATCTTGAATTTCAAGGTAAAACTATGTGGGGATTGTATAATGCATGTACAGAAGCATTAAAAAGTACGCCTCCTAATCATATTATACAAAAACACATACAACTGCATGAATTTGCAACAGCTTAAAAGGAGCAAAAA